GCGAAAGCGGAGCCAGAGCAGACGCCGTTAGCGTCGGGTCCTCACATCTTCTTGCGCACTACGAATCTCGGCAATACCCAGAGACTGCTGATACAGTTTGTGTGACAGAGACACCACGGTCTCGGTCAGACGAGCGATAGCGGTATTTTGCTCGGCAATGAGTTCGGACTGTCGCTGACCCATATCGATCAGCGTCTTCACCATGGTACAGAGCTTGTCTACCTCGGTCATCGTAACTGAACTGGTCCACGAAGATTTAAGGCCTGGTTTACCTCGGCCGGATACGTAATATTCTCATACCAGATACGCTGGGATATGCGATCCTCGCGCTTCTTGTGCGTGTAGCCACTCAGGATCTGCCTTGGTGGTGGTACTTGTGGTAGCTTAGGTGACAGTATAGTTGGACTGTAGAGAGGTAGCGGCATTATCCTATATTAGTCAGTGTTTCGGCGTCGGGCTAAATGAGCACAGACGAGTAGAGGGTAATGTCAGCAACACCGGCGACTATGCTCCAGGTGGTCGCCAGCGGTCTTCAGGACCGTGAACGACTCAATACGGTAACAGGGAGACCATCGACACAACACTATACCTTTCTCATGCGTAAACGGACACGGTGGGTCTCACAGTGGCGCCGCAGCGAGTTCGATAACTTTGCCGATTTTGGCCGGACCGCCACATGTACGATTCCCATTGAGGGCGAGCTCATCACGCGCGCGTCACTCGTCATTGAGCTGCCGACTCTTCCTCAGACCGTTGGACCAGCTTTCGCGTGGACGAACGCCATCGGCCACGCTCTGTGTGTGAATACTCAATTCCTCATTAACGGTGATATTATTGACGAGATCGACAGTCGTCTTCTAGAGGTCATGGACGAGCAGTCCCCCATAGAACACTTTACGACGACTAACACGCTGATCGGCCGGAATCCGTCGACCTATTCCGATCGGGAACCGCAACCAAGCACGATTGCCGTGACGCCACCCTTCTGGTGGAATCGCGGCCCCGGCCCGCAGGCTCTGCCCATCCGTGCCCTCTACAAGGATCAGATTCAGCTCCGTGTGACCTTCCGTAACTTTGCCGGATCCATTTATACGAGCAGTCGAAATGCCGACGGCTCTATGGTCACATGGACTGGTGAAATCCCACAATTCATCGACGCCTACTGGATCATCGAGTATGTTAGTCTCGAGGACCGCGAAGCAGCGGCCTATCGGTGCGATATGGAGATTCCCTTGAACAGCACGAGGCCGTGCCGCCGCAGCCGACCAATGGCAATGAACTTGTGCGGGTCCGTCTGGATGAGACCGGTCTCGTGCGTGATCTGACCTGGGTTGCCCAACGTGTGGAAGCGCCAGCATACAATGCCTATTTCCTCTTTACGAGGGATCTTCATGGGCCCCTGGATCCATCGGGCTCCATCTGGTGGCCGGATGCCGTCGGTGTCTCTGAGAGAGATCTGAATTATGGACGGGGACGCATTGTGCCGGCCTTTGCGACGGCGGCGGATCCGATTCTCCAGGCGAAGATGACGATCCGCGGTCTGATGCGGTTTGAACACGAGGCCGCTATCTTCCGATCTCTGATTCCGGCGCTCAACTGTGCGCGCACGCCGCTAGTCGATCGCTTCATCTATCGCTATGATTTCGGCTATTGGCCTACGGGAGGACTAACAGATGCGCTCGGCGCACCGGTCGAGATTCGCGGGTGTGCGAACTGGGACGTGCTGCCGACGAAGGAACTCCTGCTTCAGATGAATGTTACGTGCGATTCAAGCCCCGCCTTTTATATTTACGCGTGGGTCACGCGCTACAACCGGCTCCGCATCATTAATGGACACGGCGCAGTCCTGTTCACGTAAAAAGTTGATCACATTACCCTCCGGCCTATACTATTCACGATGTCTGGTTGGGTGTATTGTATGGTGAATCCGTGTCTACATTATGCGGGCCGTGTCCTGTATAAGATTGGAGAGGTCCATGCCAGGGGTAAGACACCCTGGGATCGGGTCAAGGAGCTCTATCAGGGACAAACTGGTGTCCCCCTTCCCTTCACGGTGCTCTTTGCCAAGGAAGTGCGAAACCCACGGGCTGTGGAGCGGCGTCTACATCAGGCGTTGGATCACCGCCGCATTAATCCACGGCGGGAGTTCTTTGATGCAAAGGTATCTGAGATCCGATCACTGTTTGATCGGATCCCAGGTAAGTATTGCAAGGTTCCACGGAAGCGTGTGGTGTGCCGCTAATAAACTTGAACCGCACCCCGCCTCATTTTGGCATCCTACGATGATCATTCTCCTGTCTGGTTGGGCGGGGTCCGGCAAAGACGCCGCTGCCTTGCTTCTCGAGGAAATGAACTTCGTCCGCTTGGCGTTTGCGGATGCTATCAAGATCGAGGTAGCCGCCGCCACGGGCATTCCATTGGATACCTTTCATGATCACCGGCTCAAGGATGTTCCAATTGCGGGGAAGACACCACGGCAACATGTGATTGAGCACGCCGCGGCCATTCGCGTCACAGATCCAGATATATATACCCGTCTCGTCATTAATCGGATCAACCCGATACACAATTACGTCATCTCCGACTGGCGCTATCCAGAGGAGGAGAGGCTCCTGACGGCCGCGTTCGGACAGAATGTTCTGCGAGTCCGAATCAATCGATCCGTTACGGTCATGGATGACCCCACGGAACATGCTCTGGATGATGCGACAGTTGATCGCGTGATCCAGAATGACGGGAATATCAGTGATTTGCGGGCAGCGTTGCGGACCATCGTACACTGGGGGCCCTATCCGACCGATTGGCGGAACTAACATTCGTAGTAGATCCGATCAAACATATCTGTCCAGATGGTCGCGTTCAGAAATAAGAAGAGTAGGAGCATCTCTATTTTTGACTCACTAAATTCGTGGAACGGACTCTGTGGAACAGAGGACATAGTGTTATGACCATTATGGTCACAAAACTTGACCATGTCACTACACGTTAACCCAACAGTACGATGGCAGATCAATTCGAAGTGGAGACGAGTAACGCGACAGAGTTCCCCCCCGTTGACAAGTTCGACGATATGAAGTTGAGCGACGACCTCCTGCGTGGAGTGTACGCCCATGGTTTTGAGAAGCCTTCCCCCATTCAGTCCGTGGCGATCCTGCCCATGGTGGCGGGGCGCGACGTGCTGGCCCAGGCCCAGTCAGGTACCGGAAAGACCGGAACCTTCGGCATTGGCGCACTGAGCCGTGTGGACCCCGCCATCAAGAAGGTCCAGGTCCTGATCATGGCTCACACCCACGAGCTGACCGACCAGATTTACAAGGTCGTAACGGCTCTGGGGAAGTACATGGGTATCAAGGTGGTTCTGGCCATCGGTGGCGAGCCCCGTCATCAGAATGTCCGTGACATTCGTGCCGGCGCCCAGGTGGTAGTCGGCACGCCCGGTCGCATCTACGATCTGGCCGAGTCCAAGGATCTGCGCTTCGCCGATCTCCGCTCCTTCATCCTGGATGAGGCAGACGAGATGCTGACGGACCGCTTCGCCGAGCAGGTGGGCGAGATTGTGAATCTGGGTCTCCCCGAGACCTGCCGTGTGGGCTTCTTCTCTGCCACCATGCCCCCAGAGGTCCGTGAGCTGGCCGCCAAGATCCTCCGCGACCCCGTGCGCATCACACTCAAGGCCGCCGACGTGAAGCTGGACGGCATCAGCCAATACTTCGTGGGAGTCCAGGAGGACAGCTGGAAGATGGAGTGCTTCTGCGACATCTTCGAGGCCCTCACCATCCAGTCCTCCATCATCTTCGTCAACACGAAGGAGAAGGCGGAGCGGCTGTTCCAGGCCCTCACGGATCGCGGCTTTCCCGTGTCCGTGATCTACGGTGATCCCATGACCCAGGCCATCCGCAAGCAGCGCATGAATGAGTTCCGTGCCGGTGCGACCCGCGTGCTCATTGCCACGAACCTGCTGGCTCGCGGTATTGACGTTCAGCAGGTGTCCGTGGTGTTCAACTTCGACATGCCCGCCTTCGAGGACAAGGAGAGCTACATCCACCGCATTGGTCGCTGCGGTCGGTTCGGCCGCCGCGGTACCGCCATCTCCTTCCTCACTCCCCCTGAGAAGGATGTGCTGGACCAGATTGGGGCTCACTACTCGTTTGTTCCGTTAGAGCTTCCACAAGATCTGAAGGGAGTGGGTGCAGAGTAACGTCCTCGACCTGGCGGAGCGTGACCTCGACCTTCTCGGAGGCGAGTTCCGGTAGACGAAACACAATCAGACGATCATATCCATACAACAAAAAGGAGTCCTCCTGGAGGGCACCGTCGCGCCAATAGACCCCCATCCTTTTTTTGAGCACGCGGATACTCGCATTGGTCGAGGGTACCTTGATCTTATCCTCGAGTTTGCGGAGGATCTGGACACATTCATTGATGCGGGCGGCCTGGGTCTTCATTCTATCTGGACATGGATACGGGGGTTTAGGCTCGCAACCTGTCGTTAAAAGAGAGTCGGCACCTATAGTCTTAGACAGCGGAATACTCGATCGAGAGTCGCGTGCTCGTATCCAGCTGCGCCGGTGAAGAGAATCCGCCGCCCCGTTGGGTGGCCAGGTTTGCGCCTCCCGCCGAGATCCGCGCCATCGACTCATTGGTGACATCGACTTCCATGATCTCCTCGAGCTGCGCCCGCATACGGAGCATCAGAGGGCGCTGCTTCTCGGCATCAGTCATCTCATCGAACTCGCGCAACAATGCCTTGACCGTAATATGGGTGTCAAATCCGCGCTCCATCAGATTGGTCGTAGCCACAATGGCCTGCGCCACGCGGCAGCGCATCACCTGCTCCCGCACATCCTGACACGATGAGATGGGCACGCGATCCAGCTCCCAGCCGCCCTCCTTGGCCGTGAGGAAGATAGTGCCGTCCTCGGGTTCATTGCAGGCGAATACGACCCAGTAGTCGCGATCCGGCACCACGTCACCCACGCGGTATCGGTTTCCGTCACTGTCGAACTCCTGACAGAACCAGCCAGATGGCACAGTGAGCTCGGCGCCCGTCAGCACCTGGCTCCTGAGTCCCTCAATGACGTCGCCCATGACCAGTGGCAGCATCTCATCGGAACTAACATAGGTGTATGTGCCGCGGGAACGCATGGCCAAATCGCGGAGAAGCTCGCGATTGTGATCGGCACCGTAGCCGAGCGTATGAATGGGCAGCTGACCGGTGACGCTGAGCGCCATGGAGCGCAGCCCCTCGGTCGTCATGATCCCCTGGTTCACACAGCCGTCGGTCAAGATGACGAGGGCGTCATATGTGGCTTTGGTGGAGGCCAGCGCCTCCAGACCGGCACTCATGTTAGTCATGCCGTTGGTCTGAATGGCGGCCACGGCCTCGTAGAAATGGTCCATTCCGATCGCGTCGAGCTGGAGTGTGGAAATAACGATAGTGGCCTCTGTGCCAAAGGTGACGAGGGTGATCGTGTCAGTATCACAGAGGAGGGAGCGGGCGGCGACGAGGGTCTTCTTGACTGCGTCGAGGCGGCCGGCGGCCATGCTGTCACTGGTATCGACGAGGAGGGCCAGATTCACGGGGTGCCGTATGGGTCCTTCGCTAGCGCGAATACGCACACACAGATTCTTAGACGTTCGGAAAGCGGATAGCATCGTGCCTGGGTGACGTCGGGCCGTGCCCAATATCAACTTTTACTAGCTGATAGGATGAACTATTTGATCCCACGATTCTAACCAGATGATCTGTGCTCCGATCGCTTTCCACGACATCGGAGGTACGACCACATATAGACCCCGCGTCGGCCCTTCGCTAGGCCATGCCCCCTGTTTTGTCCGACTGTTCCACGTCGCCACGGGACGACCCTCTTCATTAATAAAAACAAAGAGACCAGGCGGCGCCCACGTCGGTTCATGTTCCCACCATATATTTGGAATATGTGCTGGGATCATCTATTGATGTTCTGGATTTTAGACCCGTGTCATGGCCTTAGCATAGGGTGCCTGGACCTTGTCCGAATTCACCTCGGCATAGTCGCGCACAATGAAGGATTCCTCCTCACCCCCTACAGTGAACATGTTCGTTGTGACAAGCAAGTGAATGAGTGTCTCGTTCGTGACGGCGACGGCCGGCCAACCAGCATTGGCCACACGAATCCATCGATCTCCGAGTAGCACGAGCTGGGCGCCACTGACATAATGCCCCCCCGGTGATATATACTGCGATTCACAGATCTCGGACACGGTTCCTGTGACAACGCCGCCACCGAGGACCTCATCGCCTATCCGCACGGCGGACAACGGTTTCCAGGTCAGATTCTTCATAAACACACGGAGAGTCGGATCCAGACCCAGGCTGTAATCGGCCACGGTCAATCCATAGGATCCTGTCAGGAGCGTCTCGGCAGCCCGTTGGGCTGCCGCGATGACCACCGGATCCGAACTCTCCTCGTAATCCGCCACAGTCAGACCAACCAGGGGAATCCTGTGGGTATCTGTGCCCAGACACCAGATACGATCCAGGGACGGCGCAACCACAGCCGCGGGATGCGCACCGGCCAGAATCATGCGTCCCTCGTGCTCGACATAGTGATTCGTACTCACATGGATATCGCCGATGTGGACCATGGGTGTCATCGTACCATCAAACACATAGGTCGAGGTCACCTGAGATCCCATGAGCTGATCGCCGATCTCGACCGCACGAATGGGAATCACGCGACCATCGGCCATGCGGATCAGTGTGTCCGGCGCAAAGCAGCAGATATCTGGGGACCCCGAGATTGTCGCGATGAAGGTCACCAGGGGATTACACACGAGATTCTCACCGAACGTGATCGCCGAAATACCCGCGTAAACGACGGCCACGAACATACCGTAGATGCGCGCGAAGATATCCCGCATCCCCACAAAGATCATACGTATGCGTATCCCCAGGAGACGAAACGAATTCACGAAATTGATCATGAAGGTCTGGAGTCCATTAAGGAGCCCGTTCACACCGCTCTGGATAGCGGTTACTTTATTGAATACACCGTCAATGACTCCTGTGACTTTGCCGATGCCGGTATATATCGGATTAATGACTGCCGGGGCGTGCTTTCTGACTCCTTCGCCGAGACAGAATCCGATCGCCTCTTCGAGATCATGGCCATAGTAGGCGGCAAAGGGCATGATCCCAGGATCACATCGATAGAGAGCCCAGTTACGGCTGATCTCATTATATTGATTCACGCTGACCAGCGCGTAGAGAATAAAGAGCAGACCCGCCGTGACCACTGCTAGTATCGTTGAGGTTGAATCAGGTTGTTTACACGTAGCAGCCGGTTCTGCATCAGCCATCTATGATGGGCGGCTATTTATGCGTTCTTTTTGAACGTGCGACGGACCCACTTCCGATCGGCGTTGAAGACGGCGGCTGAGGCGGGAGCCGTATTCTTATTATAGACAGCAATCGCATTCAGCATACGACCCACGGAGGTAGTGCCATATGCGCGCACGGCACGGCGCAGGGAGCGGCGACGGGCGCTGGACTTCATGTGGACTGCGTCGTGATAGCCGAACTGACCGAGCATATTCTTGCGGAGGGGCCCAATACCCTCTCCGTCTCCCTTGTAGCCCTTCCCGGGCAGACCCCTGTCTGTAATACAGCTCGCCGGCACAAAGATCTCCTGTCTGCCACGCCTCTGACGATAGCTGGCACGCATAACCTTGCCGCTACCACAGTGGCGCTTACGAGTAAGAGACATCCTAATGGATCAGGCGATTCTTATGCCGGCATAAAACCACCACAGCCGCTAGGGGTAATGTCGGGTTTAACGTCGTTTGTAGTGCTTACTGTTGTCCTAACCATAGCCCTATCGGCATCGATTACTACCGCGCTCCGTGTAAATATTGCCGAGAACTGGGCCGAGAAGCGCTGCGATCCCTACATTGTCCCGATCGCCTCACTCTTCAAACCAGACAATGATGAACGCACGCCTTCCCAATTCTCCGCCGACAACCTCGACTTTTGTCAGCGAGTCTTTATTGAGAAAACGGTTAAGGCGGCGGCGGCCGTGCCCGAACACCTGGCCAACGTCACCGCCGATAACGTCCAGATCATGTCAGGTCTCGGCGACACTATAGGCAGCGTCTTTGTGAATCTGTGGCGGATTTTCCATGACACTCTGGCCATGTTCATGGGCAAGATGAAAAATGCAGCGAAGCTCTTTCAACTGTTCTTCGTTAACATGTACAGCGTCATTGACCGCATTCAGGGCTCGATGCTCTCCGTTATTTTCGGTCTCATCTCCGTCATTGTTGCTGCCGTCAACAGTATTCAGCTGGTGATTATCGTCAATATCATCATTATCGGTATTATCACGGCGCTAATGATTCTCTTATTCTTAATTCTGTTGCCGATTGCGCCCGTTATTGTGGGGGCTACGGTGGCCGTCAGTATCGCCGTTGTATCTGTGACGACGGCGATTGCGGCGTCACTTGTGTCGGAGATGTTCGTGCCGGGGGCGTGTTTCGTAACGGGGACACGTATAGTAATGTGGGGTGGAGAAACCCGGGCCATAGAGGTCGTCGCTATAGGAGATCGTCTGGTCGACGGTGCCTATGTGACCGCAACGCATCTCTTCCGGTCCTCCGAACCGACATACATGCTTGACGGAGTGGGGGTCACGGGGGATCATTTGGTCTATGTGGACGGATCCCGGATCTTCGTTCGCGATCATCCGAGGGCGGTTCTCCAGCCGGCGATGTCCTGTGATCTGCGATGCCTGACGACGACGACCCGGCGCATTTATGCCGGGTTCGGGATCTTTGCCGATTGGGAGGAGATTCCCGATGGCGACGTCGCGGCCCAGACGGCCTGGTATGAGGAGGTCTGGCGCACCCTCAACCCGACACCGCCACCGGCTCCTACGGAGGGTGATCTGGAGGATGCGGGTCTGGCCCCCGATTGTATGATCACCTGTGCCGATTGGATGGGGTGTCAATTCTCGCAACCGATATCGGCTATCCGGATCGGGGATTGCGTATGCGACGGCCCGGATTCGACGACCCGCGTCATTGGGCTGGTGTCTCGCCGCGGCGACATGACCACGGATGCCATCTCGATCGGCCCCGCCATCGTTAGCCGTGGAACATGGATCTGGTCGTCGCTGCCAGGTATCTGGACCCCCGCAACGGGAACGGCCATCGATCGTCATCCAAACCGCTGGCTCCACCTGTATACGGAATCCGGCATCTTCATGATTGGTGATCTCCGTGTTCGGGATGCGTCCGATGTGGGGCTGGGTCGCCTGAAGCCCCTGGTAGAAGCCGTCATACTGGGGTAAATCTGAACACTATAAGTAGAACGATGACTACCCGTGGAATGTACCTCATCGGAATGCTGGTGCTCCTGTTTGTGGCCAATCTGGCCATGCTGATGGGACTGACGAACTGGCCCCAGCGCGTCCGCGAGGGATTCGCCGACGCCGTGGTGGCGATGACAGAGAAGAAGGAGGAGAAGAAGGCGGAGGGTTTCATGGACTACCTCATCAATGGGTTCGACACTGCCCCCATTGCCGGCGATGACCGTGGCTATGCTGGCTGGGAGCCTGGTGCCGGTCTGCCTAAGGACGCCCAGGGCTACCGTGCGCGCATGCCCAATGTGCCTCACAGGACGGACCGCGTAGCGACGTCCATGCTTCCTTTTGACGCAAACCAGTGTAAGCCCGAGTGCTGCTCTTCCACCATGAGCTGCGACGGCGGTGGCTGCCTGTGTACCACTCCCGAGGACCGTGATCTGATCAATACCCGCGGCGGCAACCGTCTGGACCGCAAGCACCTGGGTGGTCGTCACGGCTACGACGAGGACATGTAAATTATTATCGTCAGAAAGGGCACAGCCCTAACCAGATAATTTTACACAGTCTAAAAACTCTACCCAACTTACTAGTAATGCCAGTCCAGCGCCCCTTTAATGAGGCGATGCTTTGGAAGGGAAAGATTCAGAAGGCAAACTATCCAGAGGCGACTCCTAAACCATCAATGGATCTTCCAATGATAAACACTATCGTTGGAGGAACAATAAAAGACCCAAGGAAACCTATCTGGGAAGGAATTAATGATTCGTATAAGTATTACAGCAAAGATTACTGGGCTGGTGTTAGGGTGCGTAATCTTATCTATCGCTACAGCCAATCAATCTAGACAACAGTTTTCTTCCTCCCTTCCCACTCTGAGTGACGGTGGCCTTTTTAACGATTTCAACAACCTCTTCATGCTTTCCAAGAAGAATTCCTAACAATTCTCCCAGACCTGTTTTCATGAGTGACATCTGGAGGCGACTAACCAAATCCTTTTTAGTCCGTGTTAAAGAATCAATACATTCTGTAACACGCTCTAACGAAATCTGTGTTAAAAAGGTTATTTCAGTTTGTCTTTGGCAAGCAGTCCGACTGACACAGATAATTTACTCAATGAGCCAACATTGTGGTTTCGGCAACGCAGAGCGTTAGACTGTGACCTACAATGCTAGAGCATTGTGGTTTCGACGATGCGAAGCATTGGCAGTAACGACTATGGCAACATAGTCGTCTCGACAGGCCCCAGCATACCACCACCTTCGCACACCCGCCAGTGAACATGGCTCTCCAGACGCCCCTTGACCGGTACCGTGTATGGCTGGGGTTTCCGGATCACGAGGACCGCCACACCGGCTCCATCCGCCCGCGTCACACCCGCGTTCGCGAAATCCAGATACGCCTGACGCCAATCCTTGATCCGTGCTAGTCCATCGGTTGCCGGTTCGGCAGCCCAATACATGACCGTGACTCCCGGCTTCAGGCCGTCGACGCGCACTTCAGTGTCAGCATGTTCGGGGATACGATTCGCCAACAGCGAACACGGCATGACGGTCGGTCCCAGAAAGGGCAGATAGGAATTACGATTCAGCCCAATCCAGAGCGCGACCAAGAGCATCAGGGCCGCGGCCCAGGTCTTGCGGCCTACCGCAAACGAGATCACCGTACCCGCCACTAAGATCGCCATCGCCACCAGGTTGGCCCATTTCACATAGTCCATACTCTACTGGACACACCTATTTTGAGGCGAGTGTCCAGATCTTCGCATCTGCCGGTATATCCTTCTTTACGCAGCGGAAGACGGAATCAAAGAGAGGCATAGTCAGCTGCTGGGCCGGCACAGCATTCACAGCATTACGAGCAATAGCACAATACAAATCAAACTGGGGGTAACGCTCGCGGCCATCTGGGCCCCGCAGAATATTCTCGCCCCGTCGATCCGTCAACCAGAGCCACATCAGATTCCACAGAGGTGACGTGGTCTCATACTGGATCCGACCCCTCTCCTTGGTCAACACCTTCTTCGGCTCGATGGGTGCAGGCTCCTTCCACCACAGAAAATCCAGGATGGCCACCGCCAGACGGCATAGATCAAAGGACTTGTTCGGCGAGACTTTGGGTGACCCCTTCTCGAAATAGGGGCCACAGTTATACTGGCCACCCGCCACGGCTTCAGGGGAAAATGCGTCAGGCAGCCACAAGCGATTATCTGTTGACGCCGACTTGGGGCGGAAGGTCGCACGGCCAAAGTCGATGATCTTCATGATACGCCCATAGGTCGGCACTCGATAATAGCGATCGCCTCCCGCCACTCCTGTCAAATGATAGTATACATGGGTCTCACCCGTTCCCACCCACATCACATTATTAGTATGGAGATCATTGTGAACGAAATCATAGGCCTGCTGCGCGGTCACCAGACCGGCGATCACCTGGAAGATCCAGGCCGTCCACCGCTGCTCCTTGGTTTCTAGCATGTCGGTGGTAGGCTGGTCGTTCTCATCCACCATGAGGCGATCCATGGTGCCGTCGCAGCGCTCGAGAACCGTGAACTGAACAGGGAAATTGCGGAGCACGGCAACGTAGTCGACGTCGTCTTCACTTCCCTCAGATTCATCGGATTCCGACGTGTGGCTGGCGGGACGGCGCGCCAGCTGAATCTGGGGACGACGGACAACGGCTTCACCAGAGGCCTCTATATCCGTCTCTTCGATCTCTGCCTCGTCATCTGCCTCTTCGTTCTCCTCTTCAGATACGGTGCTCTCACCGCCAGATACAGAAGACAATGTGGATGCATCATTGATACGGGGCGCGGGCTTCGTGAGCATGGGATACGTCATTTCCGTAAAGACGGACCTGTCTTCGGGGTCGACAGCAAGAATCTTGAACGCACCGCCACGAAGTCCATCGCGAAACCAGTCCTCATCCTCGATATCTTCCATGTCACTCGTCACGTCGTAGCGATACTCGGCCGTGCGCGCATTACCGGTGCCGAAAAAGCGACAGAAGTGGGGCGAACGGCCGGTCTCCACCAGGCGCGAGGCCATACAGGCGAAGACGGCATCGGTATACGCCTCGTTGTAAGGATCATTCAGCTTGCGGAGGGTGGACTGCCAGGCCTCGCGAAAATAGGGCAAGGAACCATCTCCGGGCAGCACCTGGTCTCCTGACATGACGTCGATGGGGTCGACGAGATGGCACTTGCGAATCCAGATGGGCATGGTCCGTGTGGTGTGGTCCTGAAGATTCTCGATGAGCGCGACGCCGTCACTGATGTCGACTGCTAGTTCTCTCGCACCGAGCGTAGGATTGCCCATCTTCAAGTCGGCAATAGAGGGAAATAACTGCTCGAGGCTGGGAAAATAGGACTGGATAGAGACGCCATCCAGAGTGACAGGCGATCGCTGGGTGTAGAACAGGAGTTCTCCCGGGGTCTTCGCTGTCTTATCTGTCTTCATACTGGGGTTCTCTGTGATTCGATATCGGGACAATAACCGCATAGGGTAATAACCGCAACATGTACGTTTCGCGACAACTTAAAAACGCCAGCCTGAGTAATGTCAGCGCCACAACCACCAAAGCGCCTCAATCTTAAGCTCAAGAAATTCGATATGAACAAGATTAAGCACGATAAGGTGGTCGTGCTGATTGGCAAGCGCGAGACCGGTAAGTCATATTTGGTGAAGGATCTGCTGTGGCATCACCAGGGTCTGCCCTGCGGGACCGTGATTTCTGGCACGGAGGGTGCGAATCAGTTCTACGGCAAGATCGTGCCGTCTATGTTTATTCATGAGGAGTATTCTCCGCTGGTGCTGGCGAATGTGCTCAAGCGCCAGAAGCTGATTGGCAAGAAGATTCTGAAAGATATGACGGAACGGGGCACGACCTCTGTGGATCCCCGCAACTTCTTGATTCTGGACGACTGTCTGTTCGATACGACCTGGATCCGCGATCGCAATGTGCGGTATCTGTTTATGAATGGGCGCCACGTCCACACCATGTTCATCATTACGATGCAGTATGCGATGGGTATTCCACCGGCTCTGAGGACTAACATCGATTACGTGTTCATTCTCCGCGAGAACATGGTGAACAATCGGCGTAAGCTCTATGAGCAGTATGCGGGTATGTTTCCTGATTTTGATTCCTTCTGCCAGGTGATGAACCAGTGTACGGAGAACTACGAGTGTCTGGTGATTGATAATAATGCCAAGTCGAACAAGCTGGAGGATCAGGTGTTCTGGTACAAGGCGGCACCTCGGTCCGATTTTAAGATGTGCTCGCCGGAATTCTGGGCGCACTCTGCGGCCTATGCACGGGATGATGAGGTCGATGACTTTGATCCATCTGCTGGGGGGCGGTCGAGGAAGGTCCAGCTTAATGTACAGAGAAACTAAAGATGCGTTGCGGAGGAGTTCGCAAGGGATCCGGATATCGTAAGCCGAGCACAGAGGAGCAAGAAAGTAAAACGATGATTGATGATCTTGTAGCAAAAAGAGCGGCTGAAGAAGCCTCTTTTATTCGACCACTCCTTATTCAGCCTCCTCCCTTGCTTTTGCAGCGGCCACAGCTGCTTCTGACGCAGCCCCAGCCGCAGCCCATGAAGCCAATATCCTACGCTCATGCTCCCTCTCTTCCTCCGTCATCGCATCGCGCGCCTCCTGGCGCTCCTTCATGAACGTCTCCCATCCCAGTCTCACAATCATCTTCATGTAGCAGTAGATCCAGGAATAGGTTCCCCCACTGTGGCCCTTATTCGTGAGCCTATCATAGACACGTCGGGCTAGAGGACTCTTGCCCACGGGTCCATCCGGCTCTGTCTCAAACTCAGCCCATGCTTCAAGACGTGTTAAAGTATCTGCCAGATCCTTTAACATGTCACGCTCCTCCTCATCGATCCAACTGCTGAAATCAATCACAGAGGGATCAAACATCGTAGTTGATCATCGCTCTTTTCTGGCGATTGTCAAGTTTAGTCCAGCTGAGCACCACCGCCCTTCATCAGCTCTGGCTGCGCCGCGCGCTCAGCCTTCCTGGCCAGGGCCAGATCCACATCACCTCCGAAGATATCCGCTGGAGTGCCCGCTGCCTCCTGCTCACCGAAGGTGGCCTTCTTTGCCGCCGCCAGACGCTCCTTTGCCGCCGCTGTCTCCGCCATGGCCTTTGCCACCTTCTGGCGCTTGTCCTCCTCGAAGAACTCATCACGCTTGGCGGCATTCTCCTTGTAAGACTGCATGAGCTTGTTCAGGTCGTCGTTCTGGTACTCCTGATCCTTGATCTCCTCCGGCTCAGGGTCCCAGGGCAGCCACTCACCCACATCGGCAACATACACATTGAAGTAGGGATCCTTCTTGTTGAGTGCCTTGGCACGCGCATTGGCCTGCTCCTGAGTGGAATACACACCCCGAACCTTGAGGCCATGCATGCTGGTCTGGAAGTTGTTCTGCTTGTGAAACTCGTCCTCCAGACGCTGACGGTTCACCAGCATATACTTCTCGTAGCTCTCCACAATGGAAGACTCCTTAAAATCGCTCAGATTAGTCTTCACATAGGACTCCATATCAGCGGAAGTCTTCTGCGCAAGATCGCCGCGCAGCTTGGCGATGGTGGCAGACTTCTTTGTCAGCAGATCCTTCGCACCACTGATGTCAACATCGGCATTCACCAGGTCCACCTCGATCGTAGACAGTGTGTCCTGCAGCTGACGAACCTGCTCCATGACAAAGGCCTCAGTGGAACGGATGCGAAAGTCCATCTGGTAGAACTCCTGGAACTTGCTAAAGAAGAACAGATCCTTGTTGCGGAGAATTCCCCGGTTAGGGGTCAGGAAACTCAGGCACACATACTTCTGACCGCGGATCTCCTCGTCGCCCTCCAGAAACACCTGAGTCTTCTCATCACTCATCAGATACACAATAACTGGGTGGCTTGCTTTAGCCCTAAACGAGCCACGTAATTTTCGCAACCCTAACTATAAGATGGACGGTTTCACCATGAGCGAACTTGTGACCCGTGCAATCAAGTACTTTCTCGAGGGTCTGGCCGTCGCACTGGCCACCTTCATCATCCCCCAGAAGAAGCTGAATCTGGAGGAGATCCTGGCTGTGTCCATCGTGGCTGCCGTGACCTTTGCTCTGCTGGACCTGCTGGCACCTAGCATTGGCCTGACTGCACGCCAGGGCGCTGGCTTCGGTCTGGGCGCCAACCTGGTGGGGTTCCCTAGGCTCTAAGCTCCGCTTAGAGCCGTCGGGTAACGGACAGTCGCCGTAGGCGATGTCCGGTTCCCCCGTCTGTAAAACAGACGGGGTTAACGACCCGTAGCCTTCTCCCATCATTTTGATATTCTGCATGATTCATGCTAGGTATCAAAATCAATTGCCATATGGCGCCGAATAGCGATTGCGCGACTTGACCTCCTTCGCCACCGGCACATTCGTCGGCCACATCACATAGGACTTCGGATTCGAGGAAAAGATATCCGGCATTGGCGGAGTCCCCGTCACCCGTCCCTGACCAATCCCGATCGGCTCGTTCATCACCGTCACGCACCCATCCCACCGACACACCCGCTTTGTCAGCTCCGGAACCATGGTATCCACCCGAGGCACCGATCCCGCAATCATCACTGCCGTCGACCGATTCGCAAAAATGCGATTCTCCCCGGCCGCCTGAAACTCTTCCTTATCATCAACGGAACCCAGAATTAGACAGTTGGGGCGATAATCCGTAAACAGACGTCCATCATTCATGCGCACCGGTGCGCCTGGATAATGTGGATTCGGAACACGAAACCGGTCGAACATTCTCCTTCGGACGGCCATTTTATTCCAGATCAACCACATCATCAATCTCAGTAGGTGCGGTCACCTGAGAACGAAGCAGAGTCAACAGCTCCTTCTTGCGCATCTCACTCGTATTAGCGATGCCACGCTGCTCCGCCAGACGACGCAGCTCCTTCAGAGGCATAGAGTCCAGAGATGCCTGGCCCTCGTGGACCACTGTCTCTCGTGGTGGGGGTGCCATGCTCACCTCCCTCTCCAACTCCTCGAGAGGTGTGCTAGTCTGTTCGGCCTCTCCCTCGGCCTCGGCCTCGGGCTCCCAGTCATCGCTCACATCATTAAAGGCAGCGGGCTCCGCCTCTGCTACGGGAACTGGATTTGGAGTTCCAGAAACCATTCCACGCAGCTCAAAAACAGCACTCTCCAGCAGCTGAACCTTCTTCTGGGTCAGCTGGATATGACTCCACAGCCAATACAGAACACCGGATGCCAGAACTACGCCACTGAGCACGAGCATGATCGTTTCCATGGATGGCGGATTCATTTACTCAGAGAGCGGTTTGTTTTTTAGAGCAGCAGACCGCGTTCGCGCAGAATTTCACGGACACTGCTGAACTTGTTCACACCCTCCGTAAGTCGGTAGGTGTAGACGAGTGAATCCGGGCCCTGGGAGGCCTCCATACACAGATTCTGGACCTTCGTGTCCCCATACCGCTTCGGCAAATCCATATAATGAGTGCTCACCACACTATACATCGGTGTTTCATAGAGCTCGTCCAGAAACACCTGCGACGCCTCTACGCACACGATGGCGGATAGGCGTCGCAGGGGTTTCTGGACGAGCTCTATGAAACACCGAAGTATAGTGGCGTGAG